AATTGCCAGATTCGCCCTTTATGTCCGATTCTGATCCAGATCAGTCGGGGGCTAACTGAGAATGGCTAAAATTAGAGGCAGAACAAAACCACGCTTAGAAACGCCTAGAGTTAAGGGTAAATCCAAGGGTGCTGAGTTTATTGAGTGGGTAGAGCGCTACTCAGATCCATTATTGCCGTGGCAAAAGTACGTTTCAGAGCGCATGATGATCCAAGATAAGCACGGTAACTATAGGATCTCTACTCAGGGCTTATTGATCGCTAGGCAGCAGGGTAAGACCCATTTAGCGCGGATGCGGGTACTCTTTGAGCTATTTGCTGAGGATCGTAAAAGTAGGGTGATTGGCCTATCATCAAATCGTAATATGGCTATCGACACCTTCCGTCAGGTAGTCGATGTCATAGAGTCGAATGATGAGCTTAAAGCTATGGTGAAACAAATCCGGTACGCTAACGGGCAGGAGTCGGTCACCCTATTAGACGGCAGTATGTACGAGATCGCCGCTGCAACCCGAGACGGCGTACGCGGTAAAACAGCTCATTTAGTATTCGTCGATGAGCTACGAGAGATAACCCGAGAAGCATGGGCAGCTATTAGGCCAACCACCACAGCTACTAACGGCGTATTACTAACAACCTCGAACGCTGGCGATGCTTTCAGCGAAGTGTTAAACAGCCTCAGAGAAGCCGCGCTGAGCTACCCGCCTAAAAGCTTAGGATGGTGGGAGTATTCGGCTGAGCCATTCTGCAAGCTCACAGATGTAGATCAAATCTTGCAAGCTAACCCAGCTATCGGCTATACCACAAAACTAGAGACTATTCAAGAGTATATTAAGACCGCTAAGCCTGAGGATGCTCGGACTGAGCATTTATGCCTATGGGTTGATGCTATTAGCTCACCATGGCCTTATCGAGCGTTTGAAGATTTAACAGTACAGGATCTCGTAATCGCTCCGGGAGCTAATACGATCTTTGCCATAGATACATCCTTTACAAAGAAAAAAGCCTCACTCGTAGCTGCTCAGGTTATGCCTAATGGCAAGATAGGCGTAGGAGTGATGCACCAATGGGAGAGTGAAGTAGCTATTGACGAGCTTAAGGTAGCGGCTGAGATTAAAGATTGGTGGGATAAGTTTAGGCCGTCCATGCTTTGCTATGACAAGTACGCCACAGCTTCGATAGCTGACCGACTAAGCAAATCCGGGGTTAAAACCGTGGACATGTCAGGCCAGATCTTCTATACCGCGTGTAGCGATCTTCTCGATGCGATTGTAAACCGTAGGATCGAGCATACGGGGCAAGAAGCTTTAGTTACCTCGATGAATAATTGCGGGGCTAAGCTTACCGATGCTGGCTGGCGTATCGTACGCCGTAAATCGGCTGGCGATGTCTCAGCTGCTATAAGTCTAGCCATGGCAGTACATCAACTCTTAAAGCCTCAGTCTAAACCTCAGGTATTTGGTTGATTTGTCCGAAATGCGGTAAATGTGGTATATGTGTGGTATCCTTTAACCTATGGCATTTTGGGATAAATTCTTACTAACACACGCCCCAGCGCAATCCGAGATAAAAGCCCAGTATGCCCCTGCGGTCATGACTGATGGTTTTAATTATCTTTCAACATCATTTTTACCTAAGGTTGAAAGAGATGTAGCGATGTCGTTACCTGCAATTATTAGATGTCGAAATCTTATCGCTGGCACTATTGCATCAATACCTTTACACCTTTATCGTAAATCTACAGATCAAAGAATAGGCTCTCCTAAGTGGTTAGAGCAACCAGCGCTAAATCAACCTAGATCAGTAACTATTGCTTACTTAGTTGACTCGCTTCTCTTTTACGGTGTTGCTTATCTTCGCGTTACTGAAGTGTATGAAGATGATGGCCGACCAGCTCGCTTCGAGTGGATCGCACCTAGTAGAGTTTCATTTTTTACCGATGTTAATGATTATGTCGTTACATCTTATCAACTAGATGGCCGACCTGTTCCCATGTCAGGTATCGGATCTCTCGTAACTTTCCAGAGTTTAAGCGAAGGTATTCTTAACACCGGCGCAACAATAATCCAACAAGCTTACAGGGTTCAAGACGCAGCATATAAATCTGCACTTAACCCACAACCTTCCGGAGTGTTAAAAAATAACGGTGCTGATCTATCAGAGAATGAAGTCAGCGCTCTTTTGGCTCAATGGAAATCAGCGCGTAACCGAGGCGCTACAGCTTACCTAACTAGCACTCTTGAATACATGCCTACAGCCTTCTCACCTAAAGATATGGGCTATGTAGATTTGATACAGAACCTTACCACCCAGATAGCGAGATTATGCAACATCCCGGCCTATTACCTTAGCGCTGATGAAAATAACTCTATGACTTACGCGAATGTACAGGATGAGCGCAAGCAACTTATAGCTCTAGCCTTACAGCCGTTTATTACAGCTATTGAAACTCGCTTATCTATGGATGATTTAACTAACTCTCAAAACTATGTTCGCTTTGCAGTAGATGACACTTTCCTAAGAGCTGATACTAAAGAGCGCTTAGAGACTATCGAAAAGATGATTGGCTTAGGCCTGATAACAGTTGAGCAAGCTCAAGAGATGGAAGATCTATCACCGAATGGAACTAACTCATGAAACTAACCTTTGAAGCATCAAACATTCAAGCCGATGAAGGCCGTAGGCTTATCTCTGGCAAGATCCTACCTTTTAACGATGAGATCGGTCATACCAACGTAGGCAAAGTCAAATTTAGAGCTGGATCAGTTAAATACGATGATGTTAAAAAAGTAAAGTTTTTATTAGAGCATGATTCTAAAAAGCCACTAGGTCGCGCTCAATCTATTATGGCTGAAGATGATGCTCTCTATGCAACATTCAAAGTAACCGCTACTTCACGCGGTAACGATGCTCTTATCGAAGCATCCGAGGATCTACGCTCTGGACTTTCAGTAGGTGTAGAAGTTTTAGATTCTAAGCAAGTAGGTAACGTGCTAGAAGTTATCTCAGCTAGATTAGAAGAAGTTTCCTTGGTATCTAACCCGGCTTTTAAGTCGGCTGAGGTACTCGAGGTCGCAGCATCTGAGGCAGAAGCCGAAGAAATCCAACCAACAAACGAAAGCGAGGCTCCTGTGGAGAACACCCCAGAAGTCGTAGCACCTGAGGCAGAAACTCCTGCAGTAGAGGCCTCACGTCCTACAGTTACAGCCATGGCATATACCAAGCCAAGAATCGAAATCACCGGAGCTAAGTATCTTGAGAACAAGATCCAAGCAGCTCTAGGAAATGAAGAAGCACGCCAATACATCCTAGCAGCGGATACAACCGACAACGCGGGACTCGTACCAACTCGACAACTAGCCGAGGTAGTAAACGGATTATCAACAACCATCCGTCCATCTATCGATGCAATTTCTAAGGGTACTTTGCCAGATGCAGGTATGACCTTTGAAATCCCTAAGATTACAGTTGTTCCAACAGTTGAAATCGAGCCAGAAGGCGATGCCTTTTCAAACACAGATCAAGAGTCAGCCTTTATTAGCGTTGACATCAAGAAATTCGCCGGTCAACAAAATTTTAGCGTAGAGTTGATGACGCGCACAAGTCCGGTTTTCTTTGATGAGCTTCTTCGTAATATGGTCGCGGCCAAAGCCAAGGCAGAAAACGCTTACGTTCACGGCCTTCTTTATACAGGTTCAACACTTGATGCAACCACCGTTGCTACTTACCCAACAGCTGCAGAGCTTCTCGGTATCGTAGCTCGCGGAGCTGCATCAGTTTACGGCGCAACAGCTGGACTCGGCAATCCATTCGCTAGAAACGTAATCGTATCTACCGGACAATGGAGCAACATCATGACTCTTAATGATGGTGGCCGTCCAATCTACAACGCATCACAGCCACAAAATGCAGGTGGTGTAGTAACACCAACCTCACTACTTGGCAACGTTGCAGGACTTAACCTATATGTTGATCCTGTCTATAGTGGCGATGATGATGGAACAATCATTATCGTTAACCCAGATGCTTATACATGGTATGAGAGCCCAACCTTCCAGCTACGCGCTGAGGCTACTTCAGATGGTTCTATTACCGTGGGTCTATATTCTTTCGGAGCGTTAGCAACAAAAATTGCTGCTGGAGCTTTCAAGAATAACAAAGCGTAAATAACTTAACTGTGATCCCGGGAGATCGAGGCTCGGCTCCCGGGATTACCCTAAACTGAAAGGATAGAGATGCCAGCTACTTACGTTACAGTTGCGAGTTTGCGCACAAATTTAGGTATTGGCACCCTGTATCCTGATTCAGTAGTAGAAAATGTATGCCAAGCCGCTGAAAATCTTATTAAAGAAAAGCTCTGGTTTAACGAGCAGACGATTTACGCTATTAGCGCTGAAGGTACTACGGGTCGCATATACATAGCAGATAACCGCCAACAGTTTATCGCTGGAGATGTCGTTACTGTAGAAAATGTACGCGCACACTTTAACGGTAATCAGACCATTACCAAGGTCTATAACAATGGTGAAAAATATATAGAATTTGTTAACGCTCAAATAGTTACTAGGGAATACCACACTATCGCGCCCTATGGCCGCGTGTTTGGTTCTACCAGTATTGATTACGAGACTTTGCCTCAAGTACGAGAGGCTGCCATGATGATCGCCGTAGATATCTGGCAAGCTCGCCAAATGTCATCTACAGGCGGCATATCTCCCGATTTCCAGCCAAGTCCTTACCGACTCGGGAACACGCTTTTGGCAAGGGTCAGAGGTTTGTTGGCTGATTATCTTCACCCCGGCGGTCTCGTAGGATGAGCGCAGTAACTACACTACGAGGAACGTTAGCAACCGCACTAACTAGCGCTTCGGTGTGGTCGGTCTTTTCCTTTCCGCCGGCTACACCGATAGCCAATAGTTGCGTTATCTCGCCTAGCGATCCTTATATCGTCCCATCAAATAATGCTTTCATTACCGTAGCTCCTATGGTTAATTTTAAGATTACTTTGATTAAGCCGTTATTTGATAACCAAGGCAATCTAAACGGCATGGAAGATTACATCTTAGAATTATTTAGCAAACTAGCAGCCTCAACCCTTAAATATAATATCTCACAGGTAGCAAGCCCAGCCGTTATGAACGCTTCATCCGGTGATTTTCTAGCCTGTGATGTTGAAGTATCTATCCTATCGAGTTGGAGTTAACATGGAAGATCTACCTAGCAAGGATCAAAATTGGCTTAAAAAAGTAGGCCAGATCAAAGACACCCCAAAACAAACCAAGAAAGACGAGGAATAGTTAGATGGCAATTTCATTAAACAAAGCTGGCCTAAAAATCGCTACAGTTGATTTAACTGAGTATGTAACAGCTTTAACCATCAACCGCGGCTTCGATGAGCTAGAAGTGACAGCACTCGGAGATCTCGGTCATAAGTTCGTAAAGGGATTAGAAGCCTCAACGCTGACAATCTCTATGCTTAACGATGCGGCAACAGCTAAGGTATTGCCTACGCTCCAAGCTGCATACGGTACAACTGTAACCGTAGTAATCATCCAGGAAAAAGGCACAGCAGTTAGCGCAACAAACCCGCTATACACCATGTCATGCCTTATCAATAATCTTCAAGATGTTAATGGTGGAAGCGCTGATCTAGCTACCATGGATCTAACCTTTACTGTAAATGGTACTATTGCAGTAGCAGACACAGGAAGCTTCTAAGGAGATCAACCATGCCGAGCCTCAAGATTACCCTAACCGATGGAACTACAACTGAACATAGAATAACGCCAGCCGTAGAGTTCGCTTTTGAAGTCACGCATAACATAGGCTTTCATAAGGCCTTTAGAGATCGTGAACAACAAAGTGACCTTTACTGGCTGGCTTGGGAATGTGTTAGACGATCTGGCACTACCGTTAAACCTTTCGGCCCCGAGTTCGTAGAGACTCTCGCAAGCGTTGAGGTAGTTGAGGATAACTTCCCAAAATAGAAAAGGATTCTGTAACCTACTTGCTAGCTCAACTAGCAGTAGAGACCGGGATCCCACCCAGCGAATGGCTACAGATGGATGAGAGATTATTTAGAGCCATCCTAGCCTATATGAAAGAGAAGGCTAAGAGGTTAAATAATGGCAGTCGTAATGCAAGGCGGTC